ATCATAATTTTTCTCCTGGTTCAAACCCACGGAATCTAACAAATCTAGGAAATCTCAGCGAGTACGTTCCGTCTTGGTTTTGTGTTACCGCATCAGCTTGGACTTCAACCACTCGACCAAGAATGTCATTCCGGGCGAGCCAATACTCATCACGATTGCCATCAGTAAGACCACTGCCAACATTAACCCGAATGTTGCGTTCATTGTCAACTCCTTCACATATTATAGCACCCAAGCGACCAGCATTACGACCGGTGCCTTCTTCGAACCCAATGATATTTAAATCCACAGTGATTGTGGGTTTCCATTTCATCCAGAAACTGCTACGCCGGCATTCATAAGGCGCATCCACACTCTTGATCATAATGCCTTCATATCCCTGTGTCACAGCATCATCTGCAAATCTCCGCATGATGTCGTGCCCTTCGGCGGTGTCCAGATCCACATCCAATCCCGGCATCACACGCACACATTCGCTGGCATCTATCACAGCCTGGTGATCTTCTAAAATCTGTGTACGCTTGTGCTGTTGAGCATTCCAATACCCACGTTCAAAGTCAGCAATGGGTATGATGTCAAACACATAATAAGTCATGCCTTCTGTTTGGGCATCACTTTTGCGCTGTGCCTGTTTCATCAAGGCTTGAAAACTTTCTCCCACGATCTCACCATCCAGCACAAACGGACCTTTGGTAGTGAGACTCATTTTGTTGCGGAATGACTCAATGGCTTGGGCCACTTGAGGGAAGTTATCAAAGGGCTTGCCATTACGGCTGTACAAGTTCACATGACTTTTTGTCACCAAGGCCAGCACACGCACACCATCTAGTTTACACTCAATACGTTTCTTGCCTTTCATCTTGCTTTGGTGGTCGTTTGAATCTGTGGCCAACTGACAGGTAAACACAGGAATCTTCCATTCTGAGTTGCCCAGCACTTTGTTCAGTGTTTTTTCACTGATACCACAGCGCAGGTCTTTGATCAGCACACGGCGGGCCAGACCGTTCCACTCGTCGGAGTCAAATCGATTGGCCAACTCTTCTATTTTATCACGTGCCCGGTTGCCAGTGATGCTACGAGTTCGGAGAGCTTCCGTGAGTGCCCAGAATTCCACCCAGGGATTTTCTCGCCCTGTGAGTTCTTGGGTCTCAGGAACTTTCTTTACACCATAGACGAAATAAGGATTGTAGGCCAGGTAACAGTTGTATAAAAAACACTGAGCACCTGCTGAGCCCAAACGGGCCGCCACTAGAGCCTTTTCGATCACTGCTTCTTTGTGTAGTCTAGAGTCGTTGCCTTCGAGATCTTGTATCCAATCTACTGCCACTTTGAGTCCATTGTATTTTTCATCGTGCCTGTTGTGAGCCTGAGTCATGCCTGTACCTTTTTATTTAAACCAAGTCAACCTGGAAATCAATGTTAGTTTTTTTCATGTTGTTGTCGTACACTGACATATGACTTGCAAAGCCTCGGATGCCTTCACGAGCAATGCGTTCCAGGGCAGTCCATACTGCCACACGCTGATCAGTGAAACACATTTCAGTCATGCCTTTGACAGTGGTATAAAAGCCCACACCGTTGACAATGACACGGACTCGTTGGCTGTTGTTTAGTCCTGCAATGATTCGTTTTTCACGCATGTCTAACTCCTGTTCTGTTACTGTATTCTATTATTATAGCAAAATGGTAAATTCTGGTCAACCAATGAAAAACCCCGCATCTAGCAGGGCTTTGCGGGGTAAGCGAACACTAACTTAGGTGCGGATCACCAGATCATTGGCTTCTTGCTCGTCGTATTGATTTGGTGCCAGCTCGCCTGGGTATTGCAAGCCTTCGGTGTTGATTGGACCGTCTTGTTGCAGTCCAGCCGATGAAAGACGTTTGGCATTTCTTCCTTCACGCATGGCCGCAAGTACACTCTGCCCACCCAGGCTGTTGAGATTAGACACACGCTCTAACCACATGGCAGGACCGCCAAAATATGTTTGTGTACCATAGGTTGGAAGACTTTCTGCAAAACTCATGGCAACGTTGTTGCTGGGTCGAATTTCTTGAACATCAAGATCCATGCGTTGACGATTGAGATATTCTCGTCCCAGCTGATCCTGCCAGGTGATTTCATTGTTGTAAACTGTCTGCGCCTCAGAATAGTTGTTGTAGATATCCACGTTGGCCAATGCAGTGAAAGGAATTATACCATTGAGCCAGGCATCTTCAAAGGCTTCCTCTTCTGTGGCAAATGGTCCATACACCCCAGCGGCTGCCCACCCAGCAGGTATTTCAACTTCCCATTCTGGTACTTCGGGGTCAATGCTTACGTTGGTTGGACCAAAGGTACCCTGGCAAAATTGTTGTATGGTTTCGTATATGCCTTGATTCTGTGTAAATTCATCAAATGCACCTTGTGCCTGTAAATTATCATACAAAGGATTGTTGTCGTTGATGGGTTTGCCACTGTTATAGCCGCCGGCCCAGCCTATGACGTCGGACAGTACCAGGGTGTTGTTGTTCCCTGTGTTCAACGGAATATCGTAGTCACTGCCATAGAAGTCTTCCCAGAACTCAATCACACCTGGTGTGACATATTGTTGTTGTGTTTGTAAATCAGGCAAGTCTTTGAGATTTTCCATATTGGTCACAGCTTCGGCCAGTCTGCCAGTACTGGTATCTTGTATGCCTTTGATCTGCAGAAAACTACGACTCAGCGCACCATTGCTCACAGCTATGTCGTCAGGCACAATGCCACGGAGTTCCTCGCCAAGAAATTCCAACTCTGGGTTGACTGAACCTGTGTTGTTTTCATATATGGCGCGGAATCCCACACTGGCAGTCCTAATAGGTGTGGTCAATGTGGTAAAACTTTTGTCAAAAAGTTTTTGTGGATTCAGTAGATCTTGTCCTTGGGTCACTGCTCGTTGAGTGTTGTTCAGCAAAGACTTGACCTGTGCCACTTCAGTGGAAGTCAGTGTGCCCAGTGTGTTGTAAATTTCTTTTTGCAGTGTCGGCGGAAGATTGGCGCCTTGACGAGCTATGGTGTTGAGATCAACACCAAGGTCTGACAACCGTACCACATCTGTTAGGCGTAGGCTGTCTTTGGCGCCAGTGGCCAGGCTGTAGGCCGATGTGATAGCTCGATAGCCCAGCTCTTGTGCTGTTTTTGTATCCACTTTGATATTGCCCAATTTTTCGTACATGGGTCCAAGATTTCCAGTGCTCTCTAAGTTGGCCATGAGCTGTCCGGGACTGCCTAGATTTTTAAGATTTTCCCAACTGATTGTTTGGCCAAGTTTGGAAATGTCATCGCCCAGGCCTTCGGCCCAGTTTGACACTCCTGTGATACCAGCTGTAATTGTGTTGTCTAAACTGGTAAATGTTTTTTCTAAATAATTTTGTCCGTTTTTTGCGGCATTGATATAACCATTGGCTGTGTCTGCGTAGCTCTGTGCCGCAGAAAATATACTGCCAAGTTTTTTAGGGTCGCCAATTAGAGTCTCGGCTACTAAAACACCAGTGCCACCAATGGTTTGTCCGGCCCAGGTGATGCCTTGTTGAATTGCTGTTTGAAACGCATTGGTTGTGATCGTTTGTAAAAACTGTGCTGTTTTTGGACCATAGGTGCCCACAGTGCTCAAGAATACTTCATTGCCGGCAGCCACTGGTGCTGTTGAAAGGGTGTTCCAGGCATCACGCATGGGTTCTGTGAATTCTAGCACTGCATTTTTCATGTCACCCAAGGTGGTACTGAGTTCACTGAACCAACTGGTATTGGTGGTGCCCACAGCACCCGACACAGTGTCAGCCAGTGAAGTCATTGAAGAATCACCGGCCAATCCTGCTGTGAAGTCAAAACTACCCGAGGCCAGTTCGGAACTGATGGGTGCTGATCCAAATACTTCAGACAGACCACCATTGGCAATAAATGACGCCGCGGCGGTCATTACCATGGAGGTTATGGCACCACTACACGCCATGCTGTTATCCTGTGATCACGTCAAAACTGCCCAGAGCAATCACTGTACAGTCGAGCAGATAGTCGCCAACTCTGGCCGCAGGCTTGCCGTTGATTATAACAGAAAGACTGCCAATCACTACTGGAGCCACATGCGTAAAACAAAATTTTGCAGGGTACAAATGCGGCGTAGACAAGGACCCCACAGTGGCCGCGGGCCTGCCATTTACTAGTACGTCCAAAGACCCGGTCATTATCACATAAGGACCACAATGTGGTATTCCGGGATCACCTACTCTTGCTTGTGCTGGCATGTTCTATCTCCATCAATCTGTTGAACTTGGATATCCAAGATTCTATTTCTTCATGTTGCTCATCGGTGTGTGGAGGAGGGGGAATTTCTGGCAGAAACCCCAACAAATGATCAAACTCATTGGGTATATCTTCATACTGATCAAATTCCAGGATTTCATTACCTACCCTGATCACAAACCTGTGAGCCATACACTAACCTGTTATGATTTGCTTGGCAGTAGGAGTCACAATTCCTGTGGTTGCTTCAATATACTTGGCTCGTACATCTTCACGAGTCTCTGCTGCCATGGCAATACTAGCAGTATTTATATAGACATTTTTGTCAGAATTTGAAGAGAACAAGCTGGGCATCATCTGCAGTCCTTGCTGTCCTAAAATCATGCTGATGGGCTGTGAGACTTCGATCGCGCCGTCGTATTTGTTGATAATTTTGGCAGTTAGTTCTTCACCACTGACCAGTTTAAAAGTGTAAATTTCATTGATTGTTAAATGATTCATAAGGTTCCTAGGTTTGAAATATTCATGCGTTCACGGATATCCGCTTCAGCCATCTTACTTAAACCTTGAAACCCACCCTCTACAAATAATTCACCGCGATAGTAAATCTGCGGAACTGTGCGATGCCCTTTGCTCAGTATAAACTCGCGGGCTTGTTCATCTTCGTCAATTTTGATTTCTTCAAAAGGTATGTCTTTGCATTTTAACAAGGCCTTGGCTTGATCGCAAAAAGGACAGTGTTTTTTTGAGTATACTGTAAGCATGTTAATATTTTCCTGAGGCAAGTACAATCTTGCAAATGTGTTCAAGGCGTTCTATGTGTTCATAGGCTCGCCAGGGTGTGGTATCGATTGCCACAACACCGTGTCCTTTGATGCCCACAATATCATAACCAATGTTGCCTTCTTCATCTAGCTGTAAATTTTTATGACATTGGTCAGCCAGCTCTTGACTGATCGGCGGTACATCGCCAACATTGGGTGCTACTCGGGTATAACGATTTAATTCTGGAAATTCATTGCTGATAGTGCTTAAATCAATACCGGCATGCATGGCAGCAATGCAGTAGGTGGGATGAACGTGTACTACCACACGCACTTCCCCGCGGTGTTGTCCCATTTGTTTTTGTAATCCAAAATGTAATGGCATTTCTCCGCTGGGTCGTAGATTGGCACTGATGTCACTGTAAGGCAACTCTTTCCAACCCCAACGTTCTGCCAGCAATCCTGTGCCTGTTTCATTCCAAGAGTGAGGAGGCTTGATCAAAATTTTCTTGAACTGATCTGGTTGCATGGTCTGCTTACGTACACCGCTGGGTGTTATGTAAAAATGATCTCGATCGTGATGTCGTATAGAAATATTTCCATCACGACTGGTGATCCAGTTACGCTTGTAAGCATCTACCAAAATGTCACAGCATGTTTCCAGCATTAAAGACTCATTCCTGTAAATGTGTTAGAGTCAACGTCTTGCTTGGTGCCACCTATGACGTAAGAAGTAATTTCTGTTTCCTGTGGGGCTACTTGAACATCGCCGCCGGCAATCCATTTCTGTGTCCAAGGCAAAGGATTTGAACCTCCGCGATACTTGTTGGGCAATCCCAGGGCAGTCATGCGCTTGTGTGCAATCCACTCTACATAATCGCAGAGTAGTTGTTTGTTGAGACCAATCATTGATCCATCTTTGAACAGGTACTCAGCCCAGGCTTCCTCTTGTGCCACAGCAGATTCAAACATGGCCACTACTTCAGCTTCAGTCTCTGTTCTGATCTTTGCAAAGTCAGGATCGTCCTGAGGCAGTATCTTCAACAAACTTTGGCTGAATCCAAGGTGCACGTTTTCATCTCTGGCAATGAGCTTGATGATTTTGGCATTGCCTTCCATCTTTTTCAACTCGGCAAATGCCCATGAGCAAGCAAATGAAACGTAGAAACGAATGCCTTCCAGCACGTTTACAGAATTCAAACATATCCACAGTTTCTTTTTGAGTTCATATGCAGATATCTCAAACTGTTTGCCATTGCATTCGTGCTGACCTGCACCCAGCAATTGATACCATTGACTGTATTGTATCAAATCATCATAGTATTTAGAAATGTCGTTGCCGCAGGCAACAATATCGTCCACTTCCAACATCTCATCAAATACCCGGCCTGGATCAGAATATACATTGCGAATGATATGGGTATAACTGCGACTGTGTATGGTTTCTGAAAATGCCCAGGTTTCAATCCAGGTTTCCAGTTCAGGCAGTGTGACTATGGGCAGGAATGCCAGATTGGGAGATCGACCTTGTACGCTGTCCAGCAGAATCTGTCGCTTGAGATTGGCAGTAAAAATATGCTGTTCAAATGGTGTTAGGTCTTTGAAATCCTTGGCATCACGCAACACATCAATTTCTTCTGGGCGCCAAAAAAATCCCAACTGTTTGTCTGTGAGTTTGTCAAACTGTCTATACTTCAATGTATCGTATCGTTGCATTCCAAGACTGCCTTGTGGATCAAGAAAGGCCAGGCTGGTGGTGTGGTCACGTCGTTTCAAATTTAATACGGTCATCGTTTTTCTCTTTTTTATATTTTGCAACTGTCGCAGTCAGCATCGTCTGCGATCAAACTGGTACCCACTGACTCGGTCAATAATTCTTTGCTGTTCATACGATCAACATCAATTTCGCCCGAACCATCAAAGGTATTGAAATAGTACAACTGTTTTCCACCGTACTTGTAAAACATGATTATATGCTTGAGCATTTCGCTCATTGGAATCTTTTCATCATCAAAGAACTGTGGATTGTAGGAGGTATTTACTGATATTCCTTGGTCAATATACTTCTGTAGAACTGCCATGATATTTAGATATCCTTCAGGGCTCTTTTGATCCCATAACAATTCGTATTTGTTTTTGAGTCTACGATATTCAGGAACCACTTGTCGCAGTACTCCATCCTTGCTTTGTTTGATTGAAACGTAGCTACGAGGAGGTTCAACACCATTGGTGCTGTTGGATATCTGCGCTGATGTTTCAGCTGGCATCAGTGCCATCAATGTGGAGTTACGAATACCATGTTGGCGTAGTTGTTCGCGTAGACTTTTCCAGTTTACACAGTCTTGATGTGGTACTAGTTCATCTACTTCACGCTTGTATGTGTCCACAGGCAATATACCATCATGATATTTGGTTTCGTTGCTCTTGGGACAAGCACCAAACTCACGTGCTAGGTCCGCCGAAGCTTTGATCAAATAGTAGCTCCAGTGCTGTGCCCAGCGATCTACCATGGGCAACGCTGCCGGATCGCTGTAGCTCAAATCATTCTTGGCCAACCAATAGGCCAGATTGATGATGCCCACGCCCAAGGGTCTGCGAGCTTCAGTGGCCATCTGTGCGGCAATGATGGGATAGTTTTGATAGCTCAACAGCGCATCAAGTCCACGCACTGCTAGAGTGCAGGCCTTTTCCATGTCTTCAGGATCTCGGAACACTCCCCAATTGATGGCGCTGAGTGTACACAATGCAATTTCGCCATTGACATCATTGACATCATTCAGTGGCTTGGTCGGCAATGTGATTTCACAACAGAGGTTGCTCATTTTAACAGGTGCCAAGTCTGGTTTGAAACTACCGTGAGTGTTGGCATGATCAACGTTTTGTAAGTAGATGCGTCCTGTGTCTTTGCGTTCTTGCATGAATGCTGTGAATAGATCAATGGCCTTGACCTTTTTCTTACGGAGTTTGGTATTTCGTTCGGCTGTTTCATACAGTTCACGGAAACGATCTACATCAGTAAAAAACGCTTCGTACATGTCAGGTACATCATGCGGTGAGAACAAGGTGATGTCGCCGCCGGTCAACAGGCGCTCATACATTACTTTGTTGAATTGTACACCGTAATCCATGTGACGCACACGGTTGTCTTCTGTGCCCTTGTTGTTTTTCAACACCAATAGGTCATCTACTTCCAAGTGCCAGATGGGATAGTACAGTGTGGCAGCGCCGTTGCGCACACCACCTTGACTGCAACTACGTGTGGCTGCCTGGAACATTTTATAGAAAGGAACCACACCTGTGTGATAGGCGTCGCCATTGCGAATAGGTGATCCCAGAGCACGAATGCGTCCGCCGCCAATGCCAATGCCGGCCTTTTGACTCACATACTTTACAACTGAACTAGAAGTGGCATTGATTGAATCAAGGCTGTCTCCTGTTTCAATCAGCACACATGATGAGAATTGGCGCATGGGTGTGCGAACACCGGCCATCACAGGAGTTGGCAAGCTCACCTGATGTGTGGAGATGGCATCATAGTAATCTCTCACCCACATCATACGACTTTCCTTGGGGTAATTGGCAAACAATGTGGCCGCAATCAGGGCATAGGACATTTGTGGTGTTTCAAATATGTCTTTGGTCACACGGTTCTGTACAAGATACTTGCCACGGAACTGTTCCATGGCCGCATAGGTCAACTGTTCATCGCGATCATGGCGGATGAATGAATTGATGCGCTCCCATTCATCTGTGCTGTACGACTCTAGTAATTCAGCATCATAAAATCCAGCTGTGACATTTTTCTTGACCAAGTCAAGTATGTGCCAAGGTTGGAACTGACCATAGACCTGTTTACGTAAATGATAACAGATCAAGCGACCTGCCACATATTGATAGTTGGGTGTTTCTTCTGTGATAAGATCTGCGGCTGATTTGATCAGCGTTTCTTGAATATCTGCTGTTTCGATGCCATTGTAAAACTGTATGTGTGATTTAATTTCTACTTGACTTGCTGAAACTCCTGTTATGCCTTCTGTGGCCCAAAATACTACTCGGTGTAATTTTTCTAGATCCAGCGGCTCTCGACGTCCGTCTCTTTTTGTGATTTGTATCTGTGTCATCGCTACCTCAGTTAATTTTCTTTGTTATTGCTTGTGAATCTATGCTACGTGTAATGTTGATTTCTGGTGATGTGATATTTAACAACCGTCCAGCTTCCCAATTCAGTATATATTTTCCCTTGTTGACCAGGACTAAATTGTCAGCAGAATCAGCGTTAGTGGCCAATTCCGTGCAGGTTATGTCAGGTCTAGAGAGCATGTGTATAGTATATACTATACCCAGAGCTTTTGCAAGACTGCAAAAATAATTATCAGCCAATAGATCCCAGGGATCTGGCCATTGTTCCATGTCGTCCCAATGCAGATAGTAGGGTATCCAGGGACACTGTTGCCACCAGTCGTTGATATTGAGCAAGGCTTGCTCTAATGAATTGGTTTGGTTGTCTTGCCGAAGTTGGCACCAGGCTGCCAATCGGTCTTCATACCGGTCAGGCCACACAGTTATCCTAGGTAGCTGATTGAATATTTCAACGTGCCGCCGTTGGCCACGCCGCCCAGGGTATACTGTATGTTGATATTTGTGCCACTTTGTACTGCACTCAACACCAATCCTGTTGGGTTGTTTTCGCTGTAGTCGTCAGTGTAGGTCAGTGTTGCTGATGAGTCATCGCCATCCTGAGAGACTACCTGTAGAGTTCCGTATCTAGTGGTCAAGTTTAAATCGTCTTTGAATTTGTACTGCATGGTAAAGGCCTCTGTTTGTACTGTGCTTATAGTTATCACTGTAGTTGCTGTGCTTTCAAGATCTAGATAAACTTCTGCACCGGCATTTTGTGCATAGGTGCCAAACTTGTAGCGTTCGCCTTTGTCCAGCGCAAATACTTTTTTGCTGTTGATTTCAATGCGCGGTTCAATGAGATTGAATGTTTCATCACGTTCAAACATGTCACCCAGGGACACGTTGTTGTCGCCATTGATGTTGATGATAGGAGCAACAGGAGTAAAGTTTCCGCCTTGGAAGTCTGTGGCCACGTCCAAGAAGATGTTGTAACCTGTCATGTTATTTTCAACATCGCCAATGACAATACCTTCTTGGCTGATGTTGTCAAACAAGTTATGCATCACACGGAAACCCACTGGACCGCCTGCCACTGGCGTGCCAGTGCCTAGCTTTATACCTTGATATAAAATATCAAATTTTGAATTTTGTACTGTGATACCTTGTATCTGTTCGTTGGCATCAAATGCATAACTCATGCCTTGAAAATGGCAACTGTCAAATATTATGTTGTTTGTGATCAAACTCACGGTGCTGTTGAATCTCACACAGGCAATGTCTGCTGTGGTCACCAGTCCCGGATTGTCGGCAATGTAGGTTTGATTGAACGGACCAATGAATCCACAATCATAGAATGTGACTTGTTCAGCATCTTCGACCAAAAAGATATCAATCTGTTCATCGGTTTGGAATCCCATGTCGTAGATTTCAACGTTTTGTGGTCGTGCCGCACCGTTGTTGCCAATGTTCACACCTGTCTGCTGTAAGCTGTCTGCGGTGCGAGCCACATAAGGACCAAAGGTCGAATCTGTGGCTGCATTTAAGAATATCACAGAACTGTCTTGTCCTTCACCGTAGAGCTTGCAGAAAGGAGGAATTTTAATGCTGTCTGTCACACGGTAAACGCCTGCTGGGAAAAACAGACTACGACGTACCTGTGGATTGTTTTCTCTACAGAACATCTGAAACAGCGCACGATTTATAGCGTCTGTATCATCGGTGTCGCCATCGCCTGTGGCTCCAAAATCTTTAACTGAGGCTGTTTCATCTAGCACACTTTGCAGTGTACGTTTGATTGGATCGCCCGATGTAGGACCAGTCTGTACAGTATATCCGCCAGCTTCGCCTTTGTAGGTGTACAGTCCAGCAACGGCAAAAATATCCGAATACTGTGTGAGTATCTCTGTGTTGCCAATGGCAGGAGCACCATCTTGTAAGGTGCCATTGCCAATGAATAATCTGCGCTGATCTATTACCCACCCAAACTCTGCACCTGCCAGTTGTGGTAGATTTTCGCTAAGTCCTTTACGCTGGGTAATGCGTGATATCTGTACTATTGCCATCTTTATCTCCGATTACATATTTAGCTGGTCGAGTAATAGAGCTCAAGACGCTTCCACCATTGCTGTTCCCAATGGTCAAAATCTGCTTCTTTCAACACAAATTCCTGATATTGCGGCTCAGTTATGGGGTTGCCCATGTCATCACATTCGGGTTTGACACACATCAACACCACGCCTTTGCGTATTGTAGTGCCGTAGACTTCATTGTGTGCCAGTGCATAAGCAGTGAGTTGTAGGAAATAATCTTCAATCCATTCTTGCTTTTTGGGCTTGTTGGTCTGTTTAAAGTCTATAATACTTTCTGATTGTTGATGTATGCCCACACAATCTGTGGTACCTGCATACAGTTTAGGAAAGTACAAGGGCACTTCCACACCCCAAAATTCGTTGACGTTTACCAGCCCGTCTCTGATCACTGTTTGTGCCATGACATGGCTGGCCCACGAATAAGGGTTTGAGCCACGGTCTTTGAGCTCACCTGTCTTTACATAGTGCTCAAGATAAGTGTGCATTCTAGTGCCACGGTTGGCAGCTTCTGTTGTGATGGCCTGTGCTTGTGCATGCCCTACACGATTGCGCCAGGCATTGAGTGCGGCTTTCTTTTCTTCAGGTTTTGTTTTGTCTAATATTGTTGTCACCGAAGGCAGTTTGCCACCTGGGGTGTCGTACAGTCTACAACCGTCTTCGGTCACACGGCTCAAAGGTTTGTAATCAAATTTTGGATTATACACGAAAACTTTCTCCGCATCCACAGCGGTCTTTTTCTTGGGGGTTGTTAAATTCAAAGCCTTCGTTGAGACCTTGGCGTACATAATCTATTTCTAAGCCATCTAGATAGGCCTTGCTCTTGGGATCAACTACAACAACAAAACCTTCTTGTTCATAGACAATGTCTTCTGAATTTAAATTGTCAATGTATTCCAACACGTAAGCAAGTCCACTACATCCTGTGGTTCGCACGCCTAGACGAATGCCCAATCCTTGACCACGTTTTTTTAAGTTGGCAAGTATTTTTTTAGAGGCTGTGTCAGTAAGAGTAATCATGATTTGTCAAAATACTCGTTGATCAATTTCTTGTAGTTGATTCGATTGTGGTCTGCCACTGTGTTTATTTCCAGCAACATTTTCTGTTGATCAATATTGCTTAATGATGCAATTCTGCGCAGTTCGGATTTGATCATGTCAAATCGTTTGTCTGCGTTGGGCTCGTTGTCATAACTTTCATCGATCCAAGGATCAAATGTTTTAAATCCCATTCTTTTTAGTTCGGTCAACTGACCTGAAGTTCCTAGTAGTATGAATGGCTTGCCAGCAACCAGGCACTTTGCAGTTTTTTCTGTCCACCAACCGCATTCATACACATTGGTTTCTATTACCAATTCTATGTGATACAGCGGAAAAATATTATGATAATCTGGCAAACAGTTAAATCCGTCAACTCGCCCATTGTATCCACCTTCTACGGTGGCGTTTGTTTCTTGCCTTGAACGCAACCAGTCAAGTTCTTTGACAAACCATTTTTTAACTGATTCAAACTCATATTCGGCCCATTGTAGTGTGGGCTGAAAGGCCACAACGCTGTGCTGTTGTAATTCTGTTTCAAGAAAATAGGCCATCAAAAACCTATGCGGCGTAAATCTTCCAAAAAATCCACCAAACAGTCTAGCGTTGGAATCTCTTATACACCTGCCAACATCAATCTCACGCAACACTGTTGTCAAACTTGTGCTGGGTCTGGTGACCACTGTGGCCCAAGGAGTTTCAAACAAAGGATGATGATCATAGGTATCCAGTATTAATCTATCTTTTGTCAATGACAAGGTAGTGGCCACATGTTCTAACACCCGGTCAAAGGCCACCATTCTAAAAGGTTCTGTTTCGTGTGACACAAATCTTACTTTACGCAGTTGAATTGTATCAGTCAACTGATGCAGAGTTCTATACAATTCTGGAAGATGATGTACATATCCATCATGCTTGATATAGTCAGTGAGTTGTATTATTACTTCACTGTCAGTAACGTTTATGCAATCCATTTATTCTTTGTGTTTTTTACGGTAATCTTCTACTGCGGCTTTGATTGCGTCTTCGGCAAGTATTGAGCAGTGAATTTTGACTGGCGGTAGTGCAAGCTCTTCGGCAATGTCTGAATTTTTGATAGATCCAGCCTGGTCCAGTGTCATTCCTCTGACCATTTCTGTAATCAAAGAACTTGATGCAATGGCTGATCCGCATCCGTAAGTTTTAAATTTTGCATCTGTAATGATGCCATCTTCTACTTTGATTTGTAGTTTCATTACATCGCCACACGCAGGAGCACCAACCATGCCTGTGCCCACATTGATATCACTTGCATCCATTTTGCCCACGTTTCGTGGATTTTCATAGTGATCGATTACTTTTTCTGAATAAGCCATGCTGATACCCCCATTGAGTTATTATAATTGTTTTTGTTGACTAAGTCAACCGTTTTGGTATTTACTTGATGTCAATGGCTCGTTTGGCCATTTGGTTCACAGTTTTGCGAGCTTGATCCACACTCATTTTTGGTGCGCCAGGCTGTGATGGGGCTTGAGAACCTTTCCAGACAATTTCACCGTTCTGTATGGAATCAATAATGTTGTTCAGTGGTGGCTGTACAGCCAAAACTTGTAGTCGATCAGCTGTCATGTTGACGCCGTTGTCTCGAGCAATGTTTACAAATGCATCCACGCTCATGGGTTTCACCGCATCGGTGTCCTGTGCTCGTTTAAGCAAAAACTGGCCAATTGCGGCCAGTTTCAGTGCGTCTGGATCTTCAGCAAACTCTCTAATCAACATATTATCTGCGTTCGCGTCCCAAAGCCTTGGCTGGTATCTCTTCAGCGTCTATGTCTAGATTGGCATCCAAACTTAGATCTGGCTCTTCACCGGTGTCAGCACCGGGTACTGCCATTCCGTCCATGTCAGGCATTCCTGCGGCGCCAGCATCTTGTCCGGGCACCACTGGTTCTTGACCTGTGAGTACTCCTTGAGCGGTTTCCAATTGGACTTTACTGCCCTGGAGGCCTTGGATGAGACCTTGTAGTGCTGTGGTAACATCATTGTTAAACTGTTGTGCTTGATCCATGCCCACATCATTGCGGATGCTGTCTACTAGAGCTGGAAGATCTTTGAATTGCATGGCTGACACTTGCTCGATCATCTTTTGAATCTGATCTACCATGTCTTGTGCGGCCAGCACTACCTGTGCTTGTTGTAGTTCACTGGCTTCTTTGAGACGACGATTTTGTAATTTTCTCGATTCTGCTGTGGTGGCTGTTTTCAACATCTGCTGTTGACGTGAGTCCTTGGCAGCGGCTTGTTGTACTGTGGACAATGTTTTGCCTACCATTGCTTTTTCAGCTGGGGTCAATGTTTTACCTTGAATTGCTGAATCAATGGCTTTGCCTACCATTCCTGCTTTGTTGGCTTGTCCAGTGCCAGTGGCAATACGCTTGGTAGCGGCGGCCGTTGCCTGTGCATCAGCTGCCTGTTGGCGTGGATCTTGTTGTGCCATGGCCATGCCAGGCGCGGCGCCAGGCTGTGATTCTTTCATACGAGCTTCAAGAGCACGTTCCATGACCACTAGCTTGAGATAGCTGGGATTTTGTTCGCTACGATGGAAGTCAGAAGTGGAGCGATGCTCTCTTATCAGCCCACGTACTTTGCTCAACATGCGTTGTGCTTGTTTGGTGGTAATGGCATCAATGGCCAGGCTTTGCCCAAAATGGTTTTCAAATACCTTGAGGCTTTGTTGTATCTTAGTTCTTGATTCCAAATCTTGCAGTTTCATCTTTGAATCCTTTTAGTTGCCAGTATTTAGCCAGATTTACACATTTATCCAACTGTTCTTGGGCATATTTTAAACGAGCCTGGCTTTCAACCAAGCGGTCCGCTACCACAAATTTAAGGGTAGAATCCTGGCTGTGTGCCAGGGTATTACGATAGTACATAATTTCATCTGATCTGCGTTCTACTTCTTGTTCATGTGCAATCAAATCATGAGCCAGGCTGTGTTTGCTGTATTTGTCAGCTATGCACCAAGATATAGCAACCTTGCTGGAGCAGGGTTCTACTGCCAAGGTAGCACCTCTATAAACTTGGTATGACTTGGAATTTCTAATGATAGTGTATTTTCCAAATGCTCGAATTACACCGTCCTGGCGAAGTATAGCATTGGTATTGTTGATTAAATGATCACGTGTGATTCTCTCCAGCATGAGCTGGGCTTGACGTTCGTTTATTTTAGGACGTAGTGTGTGAGCAGCCAGCCCACTATTCCTGTCAGGAACACTATGATTCCGATCCCCCAATTGATCAGACGATCGGTGTTCTTTTGACTCATGAACTGCACCATGTCGTGGACTTCGCGTACCACTGTGTTTAGATTGATCACGGTCTGCTCCACTGTTTCCAGTTTTTCTTCCAGATACTTGTACCTCTGGGCGCACAGTTCCACGTGAGTTTCTAGACTTTTCTTTTCGATGTCCGTTGTTTCCATTGGCCTCTTTCTTGGGTGACTGTTTATTTATTCGTTTAGGCATGATAAATGGTGTTGATGCAGTTGCCTTGTGTCACAATCCAAGGATTCATTTTAGCAGTTTCGGTCAGCCCCAACAGCATGGGTGTGTTGTGGCTGTCGTTTTTTAGCACCCAAAACTCATCGTTGTCCACGGTCCATTGTGACTGCGGTTCTATTTCAAAAGAAAATTTCCAAACTTTCACGTTGTCGCCTGCCCAGGCAAACTCTGAAATGTTCTCAGTGACAATCTCTGGGGTAGTCACTTCAAAGATCTGTGTGCGCATGCCTACCAACTGCAAAATAGTGTCCAAGTTTCGTTGCTGATTGCGAGCCTGTGCCAGCTCCTGGGCATTGCGTATTTGGATACCGCTTTTGCTGATGTATGGGTATTCTGTGTTGCGTTGATGTCCTGTTACTGCTGTGGCTGTGATATCAAACAAACAGTAACATTCAAATTTCTGCATTGTGCTTGAGTTCGTAGTAGACCTTGACCTGATCCAACATTTCTTTCAGTGCAGGGTCCGACTTGGCGGCGCGACGTATGTTACCCCAGAGTTTATCCTCTCTGAGAGTGTCTATTTTGTTTTGTGCATGGCTGTCCATGCTGACCATTTCTCTGTCTAACTTGCCCGGATGTCTGCGGTACACTGTGTGTCCACCGTCTGGGCTTTCAAAAATGTATTCTTGGCTCATGCAGGTATTTAAGCCGTAAAAAAACCCTA